TATAAAGAATATAGCATAAATGGGTGGTGGTCTTCTTCAACTTGTTGCTTATGGTGCTCAGGATGTTTATTTAACTGGTAATCCTCAAATTACTTTTTTCAAAGTTGTTTATCGCCGACATACTAATTTTGCTATGGAAGCAATTCAACAAACATTCAGCGGTATACCAAATTTCGGAAATACTGTATATTGTCAAATCTCTCGTAATGGTGATTTAATCCATCGTACCTATTTAGAAGTAGGAATTAAGAAATGTGATACTCCTTCAACCACTTCTTATGTTAATTATTTAGGTCTCCGATTATTAAAAGCTGTTTCAATAGAAATTGGCGGCCAGCAAATCGATAAACATTATTCCGATTGGCTCTATATATGGAATGAATTATCTTTACCGCATGGAAAACGATATGCCTGGGATACTATGGTTGGTGCCGATCGTGATATATTAAATCTTGGCCCTGATGATACTAATACCGTTACGACTCTTTATATTCCTCTTGAATTCTGGTTCTGTCGCAATATCGGATTAGCTCTACCATTAATAGCTCTTCAATATCATGAAGTTAAACTAAAAATCGAATTTGAGACCTTAGCTAATTGCACTTTTAATCCAACTACAGGTGATAATGGTGGTGCTCAAACCACTTTAACATTAATAAGTCCAAATTTATGGGTAGATTATATATTCTTAGATACTGATGAACGACGAAAATTCGCTCAATTATCTCATGAATATTTAATTGAACAACTTCAATTCACTGGACAAGAAACATTAAATTCATCTGGATCAAGAATTAAATTAAATTTTAATCATCCTTGCAAAGAATTAGTATGGGTTGCTAAAATAAATACTCCAAATTCTCTATGGTATAATTATACCGTTCCTGATACTACTGCTGCTTTACCAACTACAAATGTTAGTAATGATACCGCTTATGGTTTCCCTAACCAGTTTGGAACTACATTAAATACTGATGGTTATGTTACATCAAATATTGGAATAGCAGAAATAACAACAGCAAATCAAAATCAATATTTAATTGATTACATATTACCTTATAATAATTCTAATTTAAGCACCAAATTTGTAAATCCTTTTGATACTTGTCTATTACAATTAAATGGCAATGATCGATTTAATGTTCGTAACGGTTCTTATTTCAATTTAGTTCAACCATATCAACATCATACAAATATACCTCTCAATCGCGGTATCAATGTTTATTCATTTGCTCTCAAACCTGAAGAACATCAACCATCTGGAACTCTTAATATGTCTCGTATCGATACTGCAATTTTAGACGTTAAACCAATCACAGCAACTGGAAGTATTTCTGGTAATATAAATATATATGCTGTTAATTATAATGTTCTACGTATTCTGTCCGGTATGGGAGGTTTGGCGTATTCAAATTAAATTATAAATCTTTTTTTTTCTCCTATTATAGTATAAAGAATATAGCATAAATGGGTGGTGGTCTTCTTCAACTTGTTGCTTATGGTGCTCAGGATGTTTATTTAACTGGTAATCCTCAAATTACTTTTTTTAAAGTTGCTTATCGCCGTCATACTAATTTTGCATTAGAAGCGATTGAACAAACATTTAATGGTAATCCTACTTTTGGTTCTCGCGTAACCTGCCAAATATCTCGAAACGGTGATTTAATTAATCGTATGTATTTACAAGTTAAGGCACCTGCATTAACTAGCTCTAAATATTTTAATTATTTTGGCCTTCGTCTAATTAACTATGTTGAAATTGAAATAGGAGGACAAAAGATTGACAAACATTATTCACATTGGTTATATATATGGAACGAATTATCTTTACCCGTTTCAAAACGCCACGGATATAATGAAATGGTTGGCGCATACGGTGGCGATGCTGCTTCTACTTTATATATTCCTCTTGAATTCTGGTTTTGTCGCAATATTGGTTTAGCTCTACCATTAATAGCTCTCCAATATCATGAAGTAAAAATAAATATAAATTTCGAAACTGCTGCAAAATGTATGTCTGATAGTTCAGCATCAGCCGGATTCACCGCATCTCTATGGGTTGATTACATCTTTTTAGATACCGATGAACGACGCCGATTTGCTCAATTATCTCATGAATATTTAATTGAACAACTTCAATTCACTGGCCAAGAGGCTATAACTTCTTCTACTGGATTAAAAACCAAATTAAATTTTAATCATCCTTGCAAAGAATTAGTATGGTTTGTAGGTAATGCCGATGGTACTGCTAATCAATATGCTAACTGGTTTAATTATACTACTGCTGCATACACTGTTGCATCAGGCACTCCTATAACTAATTATGATGATTTTAAGAGCAAATTAATGCAAACAAATGTTAATTATAATTCAGGAGTATCAGCAAACGCATCTGCCAACCCTTCAAATCCTGTTAAATCTGCTAAATTAATATTAAACGGTAATGATCGTTTCTATGAACGCCCAGGACGATATTTCAATTTAGTTCAACCATTCCAACATCATGAAAATATACCACATAATGCTGGTATTAATGTTTACTCATTTGCTCTCAAACCTGAAGAACATCAACCATCTGGTACTCTTAATATGTCTCGTATAGATACAGCAATATTAAGTTTAAGTTTTGAAGAAAAAACCGGAACTAGTACCACAACTGATTATAATCCAACATCATCTATATTATATGTATATGCTGTTAATTATAACGTTCTACGTATTCTTTCCGGTATGGGAGGTTTAGCGTATTCAAATTAAATTATAAATCTTTTTTTTTCTCCTATTATAGTATAAAGAATATAGCATAAATGGGTGGTGGTCTTCTTCAACTTGTTGCTTATGGTGCTCAGGATGTTTATTTAACTGGTAATCCTCAAATTACTTTTTTTAAAGTTGCTTATCGCCGTCATACTAATTTTGCAATAGAAGCAATAGAACAAACGTTCAATGGTTCTGCGTCTTTTGGTTCTCGCGTAACTTGTCAGATTACTCGAAATGGCGATTTAATTAATCGTATTTATTTTACTGGCACTATCAATAATGCTAATACTACTGGAAACCATGTAGCATTAGTGCCATATTTTGGACTCAAATTATTAAAAACTATTGAATTAGAAATCGGCGGACAGCGTATTGATAAACATTATTCAGAATGGTTATATATATGGAATGAATTATCTCTTCCCATTGGAAAACGTGATGGATATAAATTAATGGTTGGTGGTGATAAATATAATCGTTCTATATATTTAAAAGCTGGTAATAGTTATTCTATTTATGTTCCTCTTGAATTCTGGTTCTGCCGAAATGTTGGTCTAGCACTTCCATTAATCGCTCTTCAATATCATGAAGTTAAAATTAATATTGAATTAGAGACCGTAAGTGCTATGCTTGATACAAATCAAAATATGGCCGCTGGACGCCCGGGAACAGATGATAATAGCAAGCTAACTGGAACTGCCTCTAATGTAAGTCTTACTGCTGCTTCACTATGGGTAGATTATATTTTCTTAGATACTGATGAACGACGCCGATTTGCTCAATTATCTCATGAATATTTAATTGAACAATTACAATTCACCGGTGCTGATACTGTTTCTGGAAATTCTAGCAATTCTATGAAGAGCATCCGAATGAATTTTAATCATCCATGCAAGGAATTAGTCTGGGTCATTAAACCTGATGCAGCTGCATCAGGTGTTATAGCTCCTCCATATTGGAATAATTTCACCAATCGAACTAAAGATAATCAGTATGTTTTAGGACAAAATCCAGTAACTAAAGCCAAAATACAATTAAATGGCAATGATCGTTTTGCTGAACGTAATGGAACATATTTTAGTCTTGTTCAACCATATCAACATCATGAATATACTCCAAGCATTTTTAATAATGGTATTAACGTTTATTCATTCGCCATTAAACCAGAAGAACATCAACCATCCGGAACTCTTAATATGTCTCGTATAGATACTGCCGTTTTATCTCTTGCATCATCTGTCAACGGAACTATTTATATATATACTGTTAATTATAACGTCCTACGTATCTTATCTGGTATGGGAGGTTTAGCATATTCAAATTAAAAACAACTAGGTTTATTTTTTTTATTTTCATATAAACATTTATTTTCTGTTGATTCAATAGTTAGTTTTAAAAATTCCAATTCGCGTTTATTAGTTAATTTCTTCAATTCTATATCGTGTTGGACTTTAATTCTATTGAATTTAATAATATCTTTTATTCGCACATTTTCAAAAATGTTTATGTCTTTTATTTCTTTATTTATATTTTCAACATTTTCGACTAATTTATCAAATAATTCAGGTGTTAAATTATTCGACATACTAAAATAATCAAT